GTGGGGTTAGTTACAGTGCCGTAAGTTGAACCTAATGGGAAGGTTTCGAATGCAAACACTAATCCATCACCAGATAAGAATGAAACTAAGTAAGACACCCCTGCTGGTCTAGGCAGTGCATCATTAGTGACTAAGAGTTGTGCTGTAGAAACCGGAACATCTGCAACCAAGGTAAGGCTTACATTGTGGTTCCCATTCTCGGTAATACCTACAAATGAGCTTTCACCAAATACAAAGGTTAAAGCTTCAATTAAATTCTCCGTAGTAAGGGAGCCTACGTTTTTATATACTTTACTTTTTATAAAGAGCCTGTATTCAGCATCACCAAGCTCTCTAAAAGTTCCAGTTTCTTCTGTACCACTGCGGTATCTAGCACCAATAGTTGGGTCTTCTAAAGTCCCATAACCATCAATGTCACCAGCAGCTCCATCATAACCAAAGAATTCTAAACCAGTTACATCTAGAATAGTTCTAGACTGTCCTACAATTTCCCCAATTATATCAAGTTGTGCTCCAATAGCTGTGTTGATACTTCTCTCGTTTAAGAGTTGGTCAAGAACAAACTCTAAATCTCCTTGTCCTTCTATTAAAGCATCAATTAAACCTATAAGGTTAATAGAGCTTTTGTACTGCTCTAATAACCTTCCTCTATAAATTACTTTATGATCTAAAATAGTCATTATACAATCGTAATATTAACTAGACTAATTTGAGCCAACTGAGTCAATGTTATAGTAATCGGAGTAGAAACTGTTGGACTAACACTAGTGCTAATAAACAAGCTATCTACCTGATGCCCTTGTATTGAGTTGACTGGTGTATACAGTCTAGAAGTAATTACATCATCCCCCGCAAATAAATTATCTAATCCAAATTGAACAAGGCTCTCTTTAATTTGAGTATCACCATTACTAGGATAAGTACCAAACTTAGTTAATGTTACCTCAATGTAGATAGGAACTAAAGTTGGTCTATCAAAGAGTACATTTCTCGAGATACCCATTGAGTCAACTACAGCTACAGATTCAGCACCATTCATGTCTGTTCCGACAGGTTTAGAATCAAAGATAGCCGCTGCAATATCTGCATCAAGTCCACCATCTACGATAGCCTGTATACTATGTGGGGTTAATCCGTTACCATCAACTGAATCTGTATAGTTCTCTAATACAACAGTTGACCTTACATCATCCACTAAATTGATTCTAGCTGCTATAGCGTTAACCCCTGTAGACGCTGTTTTAGAAAGTTCAGAATCCCTTCTCTCTCTTAATATAGTGTCAGTCTCTTCAATAGTACCTAACACTCCAGCTTCAACATTAGTAGCACTCGTTACTCCTGATATAAAAGTTTTTATATCAATCAACTGGTTTGCAGGAGCAAGTATAGGCCCAAAGTTTTTAGACTTCATAGGGACTCTGGAAGTTACATGTACAAAAGAAATATTGGTATCAATTAGTATTTCTTTAGATGATGTTTCATCTATTGAGGCTATTTGAATTTCGTTTGAGTTGATAGTAGAAACCGCAGTAACAGAAGGAATTGCAATTGGTATTGCTGCAATTAATCCAGCAACAATCTCAGCTTCAGTTGCACTTGCATCAGAATTATAAGTAGCTGCAATACTGTCAATAGTTACTGTGTAAGTTGTTGAGTTTGTAATAGTGTCTACGCTTATTAATGCAGCAGTAACTGCACCATTATTCATTTCGTTCTGACCTAAAACTACAAATTCTTCTTGAGTAGTATTTATAGCAACGGTGTACCCTATAGGGATCGTTGAATTATTAGCACCTGTTATTGACGCAGTTACTAGTGTGGGAGTATTTGAACCTCTGAATACACCTACAATTGCACAGTTATCATCTAGTTGTTGTCCTTCTGCTCTTGAAGGAAACTGAGAATCATATACTATTTGAAGCTGCTCCCAAACTGAGGACTCTCCGGGTGCTACAGAATCTCTAACTTGTCCAAATACAGAATCTTCTGTGGTATTAATTCCTTCCCCAAAGAAACCTGTAAGTCTGGTGGTTATTTCATCTCTAATGTCTTGAAGCCTTTTAATGCTAAGACCTGTACCTGTTAATCCTGCCACTTATATCTCCAAAACTAATGTATCACCTGTGACAGCTCTACAAGAAAAACCAACTGAATAATTTCTAGTAGCTGCATCAAATGTTGAGTTAAAACTAATTATCTCTTCAACCCCTTCAGTGTTTATTATTTGTGATCTAAAGATAGAATCTACTTGAGCTTTAGTAGCACCCTTAACAAACACTGATTGATTATATGGAATACCGAATAATTTATTTAAAAACCACTCACCTTTAAAAAACTGAAGTTTTATTGTCAGCCTTTGTACAATAGCGTTTGTGGTGTCTAAGATAATAGCTAGTTCATTGCCTTCCACAAAGATATCATGAGATACAGAATGTAATTTTATATCACCGTAATCTGACATTTAATTTGGTGCTCCTGTGCTACCACCACCAGTTGTTACTCCACCATGAGTGTGCGTATCTAAGCTAGTACCGTTTGCAACTACATCAGTATCGCTTGTGAATGTTCCCTGTTGATTGATATCTCCTATCCAAGTTGTTACGGGTGCTGTAACAGTTAGTGATGTTGGAGCGTCTAATACAACAGACCCATCTAAGTTTAAAGTAAGTTTAGTGTTAGCTCCTGCACTCATTCTAATTGAACCGTCTGCTTTAAGTCTTATCTCGTTCTCAGTAGAGCCTCCTATGTTATGTGTAATAGCAAGGTCATCTGTATCGTGGACTAAGGTTCTTTTCAGGGGATCGTTAGGTGCTCTTGGAAAACTATACAACCCCGGAATGGCGATTGCATCTGAGTAATCATGCTTTCTAAAGTCTTGTGGGTTTACTGTTTCCGTACTATTAGAAACTAACCAAGTATCAATAGACCTTTGGCTGAAAATAAGTAACACGGTATCATTAATATTAATAGGAAAAGATAACATAGAGTTACTTGTACTAGGAAATACTACTGGAACATCTTCTAGTTCTGGATAAGGTATCTGTCTGTTATCTTTTAGTAGAACTTCGACTAGAGGTTTTACTACTGCTTTTTGTGTAGAAGGGTTGTATGCTAAAATCTTGGCAGGAATAGCCGTACTTAAGAGAGATAGTGCTGAATTTATGTGACTATCTACTGCTTCTGTAAAGGTTGCTGTCATAATACTTTAACTCCCTCTGATAGTTCCAAATCAGTTACCCAATCAGTACCATCATAAGACCCTTTGTGTGTTAGTTTGCTGATCCTGTATAATCCATTAGTAAACAGAGATTCAACTTTAACTAAATCCCCGACATTATAAACTCCTTGGAGTAAAACTTTTACCTTAACAATATCTTTTAATTCTTTTGAGTCTTTAGCTTTGTTAGAATTGTCCTGTGCTCTACGGGGGGTTCCTAACATACCAGAATCTGCACTAATTAATGGAACCTCTATCCCTGTTGAACCATCTACAGGGTATACAAACACTTCCCCATCTCGTATATTCCATGTAAGGAAGTTATCTGAACAAATTCTTGATACTATCTCAGCACTATCCCCTACCTTAGCAGAACCACCTTGATAAATCTTAGCTAATCCTGTGTTTGGGCCTAACTTACCGTTATTCATTCTTGGATTAGCAAACCCAAGGTCTTGAGTAATTATGGTTCTTAGTATAGTTTCTACTGTAGTCGTGGGGCTGAACGTTTCTGCTGTAAAGCCTTCTCTAATCGTAGTATAGCCGTCTATACAATTGATTATTGTCTTTACAACTTCTCCATGAACTTCTGAGGAAACGTTTTCAACTTGACCTAAAAATATAGGTCTAATCCCGTCGAACTCATACCCAGCTTTTAGTATAACTTTATTATCTTTTACAATCTTATCTATACTTTCATTTGATAGGTTATAAATTGTAATCCTAGCTGTGTTTTTAGCATCAGCTTTATAAGATTTAGTGATAGAAAATTCAATATTAAGTACATTATTGTTGACAGAGGCTGTATCACTTTCTAAGGGTTCAGTAGTAACTAAGACCCCTTGTGCTTTAGTCTCACCAATAAGCAGACTGTACCTTCTGTTATACAAAACCCCCATGAAGTTCCTCCTCAGTTATATAGAAAAGCCTCAAAGTAGAGCCTAGTGACTCGAAGGTTGGTCTATCGGGACTGTCGTTTGTAACCACCAAGAAACCTTTTGGTGATCTATTATAAAAATATTCGCCATTAAGAACCCTGTTTGGGTACAGGGCTAAACCGCGTACTATAGGTTCTTCTTGTCCGTTTAGAATATTAAGTCTCCAAGTACCTCCAAAATCTCCTCTACTGCTCCATATAGTTTGGAATACATAGTTTTCATCGTCTAGAGTGACAGAGAAAGTGTTAAAAGCTATTGGGTTTAATTCTATTTCTAGTGCCATAAGTATCCCTTAAGGTCTCCCAAGTAAATTGTCTAAAAATCTTTCAACTTGAAGACCTTCTCGTAAAGTTGTTGCAGCTCTTTTCAGCGCAGTTACATCTCCTGTTACTGTACTAGTAGTAACTTTACCAGATTTATTTTCATTTTGGATAGCTTCTAGTATACTCTCGTCCACTGTCTTAGCAGAGACAAGTGCAGTTTTAGAAACCACTGTTCTAATCTCTTCTAACCTCAAAGAGAAGTTAATTTCTTGTCTGGTAGGTTTATCTTTAGTAAATTGTAGGGAAGTTATAATCAAATTATCATAAATTTCTTCTGGAGTTACTAAAGTGACTACTTTTCTAGCATTAAAAACTTCGTTCAAGAATTGTCTAGCTGATTCTTGGTCACTTATAATACCCACCGCTCTGTTAAGAAGGGAGTTATTAGCATTACTAATAATCCCCTCTACACTCAACTTAGTGTTCTCAACAAGTACATGGTCGGAAATAATAAACCCATTCTCTACTGGATGATTTGATACTCTTGCAGTTTTAGCATCGGTTCTACGAGTAACTGCATCGAAGTATAGCTTTACACCATCTGATCTTTCTAAGAAAGAGTGTCTGTTTAGTGTCTGTCTTAAGTCAGCCAAGACTAACCTCCTCTATCATATTTTTTAACGGTAGCAGACAATTCTTCTGTTGTGGAGATGATTACTTCAACAGGGCTTCCACCAACAGGGAAAATTGTTCTAGTGTCCTCTGGTGGGCCTTGCTCAGGTACTAATAAAGTAAGACCCCTTTCAGTTGCCTCCCTATTAGCTCTGAATTCTTGGACTTTATCATAAGCTTGTTTAGGGTTGGCTATTGCACTAATTGCGGCTAGACCTATCTTAGCTCCTTTTCTTGGAATCCAAGTAAGATTTTCTATCCACCTATCCCAAAAAGCATCAGCAATACCTTCCATTTCAGACTTAAATCTATCAATGAATTTAAAGAACCCATCCTCACCTAATAGATCAGTAAAGAAACCACCTTTACCTTGCATGTGACTAATAAAGTCATCAATTAAAAGTAATACTGCGGCTATAGCCAATAAAGGAATTAACAGGGGTATCATCAACGCCCCCCAAATCACAAAGAGGGCTTTAAGCCAACCCGGAAATGCTGTTAGTATCCCAGCTATTGCTTGGAACACATTCATCAGAATACCCAGCGCAGCCCCAAGAATAGTACCCTCTTTAGTAGATTCTTTCATGCCAGTTGATAGTTGTTGAAACAATAAAGATAATTCAAAAACAAAGTTTGATCTACCAATAGCATCCTGAAACTTAACAAAAGAATTCCTCATTCTTTCTAAGTTAGCTAGTGGAGTCTTTTGAGCATGTTCTAATGCTCCGTGGGCAGTTGCCATTTTAAGTAATTGTTTAGAGAAGAAAGGCATAACATCTTTAGAGATGATTTCCCCTTGTTCTAACATCTTACCTAGTTCTTGTACGGTAACTTCAGTTTTCCCTTGCATCTCAGCAACAGCTTTCGCCATCATACCTACAGCACCGGGAACTCTCTCACCTAACTGGCCTCTCAATTCTTCAGCCTGTACTGTACCTTTAGACAGAATCTGAGTCATCGCTCTCATAGCACCATTAGTATCCGCAGCACTCAAACCTAATACTCTAGCTGCACTTGCAGTAGCGGTAAAAGATTTCTGAGCATTGTCTGTACTAAAACCTACAGCGTTAGAAGCAGCTAAGAAGTTTTGATAGGATCTAGCATTATCAATTAAGTTAATACCAATTCTTTCAGATGTATCTTCTAGAAATTTAAATTGCTTTGCACCTTCTTCAGCACCACCAGCGGCAGCACCCAAGGCGTTTTTAATAGCATCAATCTTAGCTGTAGTTTGGAATATACCAGCTCCTGCAAAAGCGGCTATACCTACCGCCCCAGCCCCCCTACTAAACTGCCCTGCATCTGATAAAGCACTACCCGCAAAAGCACCACCAGCTACACCTCTAGCAGTTGATCCTCTACTACCTGTAACGCCGCTACCTGTAGTACCACGGTTAACATTAACCCTGATCGCTTTAGTTTTTATCTTAGCTAGTTCTCTGTTAATGCCCATAAGCTCTCTACGAGCTGATTGCAGTCCTTGTGTGTTGGGGTTTATATTAAGCTTCGCAACACTTTGTAACTTAGTTAGTTGTTTTTTGAGGTCGACTAATTGTTTTTGAAGCTTGTCTAAATCTTTCTTATTAACTTTGAAGCCAATAGCGGTAAAGACGCTGGCTATTTGTACACTCTTAGACATTAAAACCTCTTAAATTAATAATATTTACTTCGCTTTTTTGGCTTTTTCACTAGCAGCTTCTTCTATTGCCTGTTTAATGTCTAAAGCCTCATGTAAGTCATACAAGTCTTGGGTTGTATACGAGGTTTTTAATTCTTCTAGAGTAACAACTTTAGCTAGAATGGGCCTCCAAATAAACCAGTTTAATTCTGATTTCTTTTCAATTCTAAGAAGTAACGACGATTTCTCTTTACCCTCAGACTCTAATCTTGGAGAAAACCGCCTAGTTGAAAAACAGAAGCATAGTTAAGTTTAACAACTTCCGCTACAAGCTTTAACAGTTTTCCGTAGTCAGCCATAAATTCAATATCAAATTGAATAGGTTTTCCGTTTTTAGTTACAGAACCTATCAAATCTTTTATAAGAGCTTCCACTCCGTCACCATCAAAATTCTCTACAAGCAATTCAATAGCTTTCTCAAGACTACCTACTTCAACTTCTCCTCCATCAGAACTACCCATTAGGGCTGTCATACTTGGGCCTAAAATTTTTGTTAATTTTTTAAGTATAGTAAGACCTTTAAAGGCTGGAAAAGGTTGTATTCTGTAATCTGATTCGCCTATAGTTACTTCTTTATCTTCTATAATAGTTGTCATATGTATTTGCCTCCAAATAAGGTTAAGTTGGCCTTTTTAAATCATACCAAGGATCATATCACTGAAATAGAACGTTTATTGTATGAGGTGTCTTACTGTTACCCTTATACAGATTATTATCTTAGTGTTATTTAGTTACTTCCTACGAACTCTAGTAATTCAGAGCACTGTAGTGTCCACTCATTATCACCAACTTCAGCAGCGTATTCTTTGGATGCGGTCTTTTGAATCCAAGCGGAAGGTGCTGTGTGTAGAGAATTACCTAGTTCATCTTTAATAAGAACCGGGAATTCACCAGACAAAGAAAGTTGATCTGCTGATGAAAGTGCAGAGAGTATATCGTTACTATTACTTGTGCCTAAGAGTGTTAGGACGATTGTACCGGATAGATCAGCAGAAGCAGAACGTGCTACTTCACCGTCAGCACCTACAATTTTTACAAATGCGTCTGAATCTCTTTCAAGTGTAACAAAAGTATCCTCTGCAAATCCAGTGATGATAGTACCAGCTACAATAACTGTAATATCTTTAGGGCTATATGTTTTTACTGCCACAATAATTATTCCTTCTATGAATTAAGTATAAATGTCTCTCTCTCTTAGGCAGGAGGCATACCTATACCCGTGAGGGTGCGAGAGAGGACAAAAGCATACCTCCAATAATCGGTTATACTGTAACAGTACCGCGTACAGTAGCTTTATGAATTGCACCAGCAAGTTTAGCTTCAAAAGTAATAGCTGGTAAGATTCTGTTAGCTCTGTCGTTGACACTAATTTGAGAAATCTTAGGAACAGTTACTATAATAGCTTGTTCTCCATCAATAACCCCTGCTGTAATAGCTTCTTGCAATTGTGCTCTAACTTCAGCTTCGATAATTGCAATACCAGCATTTGTATAAGGTATCTTAGGAAGATTTACAAACCTACTATAAATTCTTTCTTCCATTCTAGATTCAAGCCAATCAACGCCACGAATAACGTCAATATATTCACCAGAAGCAACTTTACCTTCACGAGTAATATTGACACCGCCAATAGTTTCGTAAGTATTAATACTTTTGTTGCGTAGGTTAGTGGACTCTATAGTAGTAAGGTTGTCAACGGAGATACCACTTAAAGTTTTAAACATCCAAGTAGATGATCCGGGTGCAGTAGGGAACCTATCACCCATCCAAGCAGCTTCAGGATACTCAGTAGCATCACTATTACCAACACCAGCTTCTTCATCCCAAGTACCGAAAGAACGGTCATAGGCTAAAGTTTCTAGTTGACCACCAATAGCTGTAAGGGCTGTAGTCTTGTCCGTAGCATTAGCTGTTGAGTATCCGTAGATAAATTTACCAGCGTTTGCATAAGCAGAGACTTCAAGAATATCAGCTTCAAGGTGAGTATATGTAGATATTCCGTAGAAGTCAGAAGCCGCATCAACCAACCCAAGAGCGTCTGTAAGAGTCTCAGTAGTAGTTAGTGCGTCTGTAATATTACTAGAAAGCTTAAGAGTATATGGAGCTAGAGCAATATCAGGAGTAAGTGTAGCAGTACCATCAGCAGCAGCATCGTCGTGAGTAACCGCTAAAGTACCAGAGGCATTAACTAGAGCTTCCATACCAGCAGCAACAACGATTGCTGTTTCAACACCAGTAGATGTGTATGTGAAGATCTCAGGGCCATTACCACCATCTATAGTTACTGTGTATACTTCACCAGCACCAGCAGCAGCAAGATAAGTAATTACCTGTACGTCAGCAGCAGCTTGTCTACCAATGACTATTTTAGTAGGGGAAATAGGTTGACCGAAGTATACAGAAGCAGCAAGATAAGCTTTATCTGTTACTTCAAAACCAGCACTAACCATAGCTGCTAAGTTAGAATATTCTGCGGCTCTTTCATTAAACCTTTTGTGTAGATCAAGAAACATCATAACTCCAAATCCAGCTTGCGTTACCGCAGTAGATTCACGAGATACCTGTACATCAATGATTTGTTCAATATCACTCATTTATTTTGTCCTTTAAGGGGCGTTTATAGTTTGGGAAGTTTGTAATACAATATTATCCGCAATATCTCTGTACAGACCATCAATAGTAACTTGTTCAATTAAACTAACGTGTACAAGTTCTTCATGGGCGTAGTGAAATGATATTGTAGATTGGTTCCTCTCTTCCCAATTTGTATTTTCGAACACAGGTATATCTGTAATAATCGGTGAATCGAATTGGAAGAGGTTTATAGAAGTTAAGCTTTCGTGAATAATAATATTATCCGTAATAGCAAAACTTAAATTTGATATAATGTTTTTTGAGTTAGGGCCAAAGGAAGAGAATTGGAAAGTAATATCATATTCCGCTCTTACTGGAATGTCCCCATTATCATCTACGTCACCTACAATGGAGAACCCAGTTTTACTTAGTGGGAAAGTCTTCATTGAGGCGTAAGATGTACTAGGTACAATTCCGTTATTTGGCTCTATAATTAATATAGCTGCTGCATCAATTGCCTGTACTACAGGCTCTAGGATAGCTTGTACGCTGTCTTCTAGAGCTTTAATATCTATAGCCATTAATCTAACCTCACAGCTAATATCATATCGTGGTTTAAGTGTCTACCAGTTCTATGTGTTGCTCTTTGAACTTCGTATTCATTTCCTTCGAATATAACGATATCTGCTCTTATGTTGTTTCTATCGTCTGCTTCTCTGAAAGTATTAAGTTCACAATACACAGATATCCAAGCTTTAGTCCTAGTCCCTTCTAAGGATTGATTTATGTAATTTATGTGGTCTCTGTTAGGGGGTTGTACTGAGGCAAAGTAGCCTGTGGTAAGTGTGTCTGTACCATCTACTAATCTTCCACCTACATAAGTGGAAACACCTCTACGTTTTCTATCAACAGTTTGCCCTGAGAGAGTACATAACTGTGGTAAGGTACTTGACATTATTGAGCCACCGTATTTAACCCTGTTCTACGTTTATTACCTGTATCTCTAACTAACTTGCTTTCAATATCAGCCATTAGTTCTGAGGTCTCTATAAGAGGGGTATCTGCTCCCTTTCTAGCAACAGTTGCTGCTGAGTTACGTTGGAAACCGGGGCCAGCTAATTGAATAACTCTAACCATAATCTCTTTTAGCATCTCACCTAATTTTGGGAGTTCTTTAGTAATTGTAGACTTACCAACCGCTATCCTTGCTAAGGCTTTTTTATATGCCTTTAAAAACTCAGGATTACTTAATGCGTACTCCATATAAGGTCTTGCAGGAATCTCACTATTACCTTGTTGGTTTATTAGGGAGACACCAGCTATTGTTTCTGGGCCTTCTCCATGTGTCTTACTTCCAAAATGACCAACTTTAACAGTTACATCTTTTTGTTTTTTAAAAGCACTACTAAATTTTTTAAATTTTTTAGTATCCATCTTTACTTTAACAGTTGTTCTAATTGATGGCATATTTAACCTCAGATTTCAAACAAACCATTATTACTTTTGTAGTAAGCTGCATCATAACCAAGCTGTCCTCTATTTTTAGAAGACCCAACTGAGAATGATACACCTCTTAAATCTGTATTTAATTGATCTGTTCTTCCTTCAGAGTAACTTAATCCACCAGCATAAGGTTGAATAGTCCCTAAGAATCCGAAAGCAGGGTCTTTAAGGTAAGTATCTAGAAGGTCTTTGTAGCCTTCATAACGCTGTTTAAGGGTGATTTGTACATCACCTACAACTTCATCCATTGCCTTTGCGTATTTAGCTACAAGAGCTTTAAGAGCTTGTATAGCCGAAAGGTTTTCATCTTGTGCATTACTATCTAAGAAGTAAATGTAAAGCTGTTCTACAAACTCAACATCACCGGGATCAACATCCCCTACTAAGAGTCTTACTCTGTCCACAGCATTTGTTGCTGGGTCTAAACTATCTTGTGGAAAAGCCATATTATCCTCTTAGTAAAAACATAAAAATAAAAGGGGCAACTTAATGCCCCCCGTATCTTATAACTCTTAGTTAGAAGTAAGAACTTTAACCAGAGCTTGTGGGCGTTTGCACAAAGGAAGTGGAGCAGACTGAGAGTAAATCTCAATACCGCTACCATCTACAGCAGGGATAGACCATGCGTAAACTTCTTCACCAACAGTGTTAACATAATCCATGTGGTGAGCAGGGCTAAACCATGTTTCAAACATACCTTCAGCACCAGTAGGGAAAGCGTGTCCTTCTTGAGCAGTAATCATACGCTCAACTGTGCCATCCATCTTAGTGATAGAACCACGGTATTCTTCAAAGATTACACCTTGGTGAGCAAAGCTACGACGAAGGTCATCACGAAGAACTTGACCACCACCAACTTGGTTGTTAGCTTGGTAGTGAGTGTAGGCTTCACGAACGTTAGCGTGACCAATCAGTTTATCAAAGAATTCTTGAGAAACCAATACACGGATACCACCGATAGAGCCACCAGAGAATGCGTTATCTTCGATATGACGAATCATTTCACGGATTTTAGCATCAACGTCTGTAGTAGCAGTACCAAGCAAGAAGTCAACAGACTTTTGAGTGAAACCGAAGTCAGTGTACAGATCAGCAAAAACAGTACCATCTGGAGAGCTAACAAGACCTTTCAGTGCTTGCATTTCCATATATTCACGAGTTTGTGCGTGAGCCATACGAAGGTTTTCTAGTTTACGAGCAACAGCTTCAGTAACCATATCTGTTTGATCGGCAGCACCGGGGCGACGACGACCTTGGATATCTTCAGGAGCTACTTTATCGTTAGCTGGGAAGTATGCAGTTGCATAGCTGAAAGTTTTAACGATTTCGTTAGAACCATATTGAGGGTTAACACCACGTTGACGAGCTTCCAGAGCAGACAATTTTCCATCTACACGGTCAAAGGTCACGGACAGTTGAGATGTACCACGGGGAGTAAACAGACCAAGATCACCAATACGAGTCCACTTATTAGGGACAAACTGAATTGCATCTGTAAGGTCGGTGAACTTATTGTAGTCACCTAGAGTAACGATATTAGACATTTAATATTTTCCTTAATTAGTTATTTTAATTATACTACGAAAGTATAATCGGATTGACCAGTACGAACCAGAATGCCGAGGGCTTCCAATTCAGCTTCAGCAATTGCGATTTCAGGAGCGTCATTCAGAGCATCCCAAACGAGAGCTTCTTGGTTAACGACAGCATCACGAACCAGAACAATACACTGTGCATCAGCAGCAAGAGTACCAAGGTTCTGCAAGCAGACAGCAGCAGCAACTTCAGAACCATCTGCAGCGTCAGCGTCAGATAGGATATATTTGCCAGATGCAGTGATTTTACCAAGTACAGAACCGATGTTGATTGTTTGACCAAGAATAGCGGTTACTTCGTCACGAGAAAAGTAGTTTTGACCACCTTCTTCGTATTTTACAAGATTGCTCAGACGAGCTTTTTCAGTAGCGAGTACAGACATTTAATATCTCCTAGATTACGCTGTTTTAGTTTTATATTTAATTTGCATAGCTTTCAAGATAGGGCTTTCTGTATCTTCTTTAGCCTCACCTGAAAAACCAGCTTCTTTTTCGATAGTGTCATTAAGCTTGGTGTAAGCATCTTCCAAAGCTTTAATTACTAACAACCCTTCTTCTGAAGCAGAGATACTTGCCATAGCAAGACCTAAATCATCAGTTTCTGCACCAAAGCCTTTAGCTTTTTCAATAAAGGATACAGATACTTTTTCTTGTTCTGCTTTTTGGATAGCTTCTAGCTTTTCATTGGCCTCATCGAGAGACTTCTGAACTGCTGCTTTTTCTTCTACTGCTTTAGCAAGAATTACTTCTATTTCAGCAGCTTTATTAACGTCAGTCATATTGCTATGTTCCTGTAGTTTTTCATTAAATCCCTCAGCAAAAGCTTTGAGAGTGTTTAGGTCTTCCATTTCTAGAGTACCTATATAATCGACGAGGGATTCCTCAGTCTTTTCAACCTTACTAGCAGCTTTCATAAGTGTTACCTCAGAAGCACCAATAGAGTTAAATTCTTCAAACTTAAAGTCTTCATCAAAATAGTCAGTTTCTACCCCGAATATTTCTGCCAATGTAGCAGCCTCGTAAGACCACATATTGAAGAAAGTTGTTAGGAAGTTAACTACATCCATTTTAACTTGTACTTCAGCTTTATTAATTTCTTCTTCTACTGCTTTCATGATAAGAACTTCATGACCATTAGCAGCTTTATCAACAAGAGCTACATGGCAACCCTCACTAGAGAAGTCTATATTTGTTAGTTTACGTTTAGGCGTGATACTCAATTTAGAGTTCCTCCGTAGTTGCTTTAGCACCAATACTTAGTCCGGTGAATTTACCTTCCTTAACATCTTTCCATAACATTTCCCCATCTTCTGTCTCAGGGAAATACCAGTTTTGGAGCCATGTACCTTTCTGGATTACTTTACCTGTATCTAGTACAAAACTCACAGGTGTAATATAAGATTCAAGTATTTCAGCTTTCTCTGTTTGAACTAAATGTTGAATGCTTGCTTTTCCACAGAAACGATTAAAGTTATCTGCTGCTTTCTCAACTTCTTCTGCGGTATAAATATCCCCGTGTAAATCAGGGTTATCTAATCCACATGGCTCTAGAACAATAAATAGAGCCTTCCGTTGTTCTACTTCAACAGCCTTAGTAATTTCAGGAACAACCGCTAAAGCTTCAACTTCTTTATTTGGATCACCAATAGCTTTATCAAGCAATTCTGTGAAAGCTTTTAGTAGATCACTTTTTATATCTGTCATAAGTTAACTCGCGTTATCATTATTGTTACTTGAACTATCACTTCCACCGGGAGAAGTTGCAGTACCCTCTCCAGCCGTTTTAAAACCCTCTCCTGCACTACTAATAGAGTCAGAGGGCATTAGCACTGGTGCTGAAGGATCAGCGTCAGAAGCCCCTATAAGGTCTCTCAGGTAGTTAGACAGTGGTTCGTCAATAGACATAGCTCCAACAGATACTGCACGTTGAACCAATTTACCGACTTCATCTAAAGAAGTATCTTCAAAACTGTCAAAAGTAAGTTTAGGTGTGATAGTGTCATCCCAACCGTTCATACGGAAGGTATGTGGTATCAAGTCTGTGTTAATAATGTCTACAATTTGAGCTAAGATAGCTTCAACTTTAACAGCTAAAAGACTTGACTTTTCAGAAGCTAACGCATTAGAGCCTACAGCACTATGACCTAAAAGAAGTACATCAGCTAAGAAGGTCATAAGAATCTTCTGTTCGTACCTACGAATGATTGCGTCAGTGTCGTAGTTCTTATTACCTTGAGTACCAACTAGTGAAAACTCGAAAGCATCAGCTTTAGTATCAGGGTCTACAAACTTAGGAAATACTAATCCAGATTGTTCGTTAGCATTAATGTTTCTGATAACTTGTTTCATATACTCAAAAACAGCTTTCTTATCATCAGAGGCATTCGCTGCCATGTATTCAGGGGGAAGCTTAATCATTGGCATACCGTTCATGTCACGGCTAATTCCAACTGCTTCATATTCCTCAATAGTAGTTAGATAACTCCAAGGTATAAACACTTGTTTAAGTGGAGAATTTCCTTCTGGATTATCTAGTTGTGCATTGTGTCTAAAGTGTAAGAATTTTGATCTAGGAATACCTATCAAGGTTCCATCAACGTTATATCTAAGGTTACCACCTTTAACTTGTGAAAGGTCTTGGATAACACCAATGAGGTCTCTACCTTCGTCATCCCAAACCCAACGTTTGATAGATGCTTGGCTTCTAGAAGGTAATCTTTTCCAACCGATTAAACCATCATCATGTCTAGACTTGTTATTCTTTTTTGTACGCCTTTTCCAGACTTTCTCATTAACGGAGAAACCGTAAATAAGTATAGATAAGAACTCTTGAATATATTCTGCCCAAGTCCTATCCATGTCGTGCATACAAGACTCAATATACTTTGTTCGTACTTTCATTTCAGGAGTGGCATCTTTAGGAGCTTCAACTGACCAATTAACTCTACGAATAGTGTCTTCAATAACTGTAATAGCTGAAGATACAGTAGGGTGGTATGTCATATTCTTAAAGGTTTTTGCAGCTAAAGGGTATTCAAGCTCTCTATAAAAGTCATCCCTAATAAGTCCTAGAGGATTAGCTAAACCGGAATTTCCTAGTTCAGGCATAACCACCCTAGCAGCCTCACTGAGGAGCTTTACATCTGTTGGGTTGTTACTCAAAGTTTAAATCCTCAAGGGGTTATTAAATGGGTTTGTCTGTAAAAGTCCATCTGGACAAGAGAAGCTTGGTATTGCTGTTCTTTGACATAGTTCATGCACTAAATCGGCTATAGCATCAACGATATCATCGTGTCCTCTTCCTGATCCAAAAGCCTCAAGTTCATCATGAAATATTTTATTCCAATCCCCTTTAACTATTTTAATCATTCCGTTTTCTGCTAATGCAGCTACAGGTTCAAATCTTTTATCTTTACCTGTTTTTGTTTGTTTCTGTCTGCATGTAAATCCAGCTTCAAAGCATTTAGAAGTTACATTATCAGCAGCAGCCTTGCCAGCAGCACCGGGGTCTTTCGGGATTGTTATAGTGCAATCCTGTCCATCGGTTAAACCAGAGCCTAATACTTTATCAATAACTCCGGCTGGTCTTTCTCTGAACCTCTTAACGTCCATTATGTACACTGTACCTTCCCCATCAACACAACCTTTAATACCAACTGTAAAATCGGGGTCAGGGTATATCTCTGAAGGTAGTGTAGCTGCCATATCCCAACTACGAACTGTTCTAAGCCCTTGTGGGATTTGGTATAGCGATATGGGGTCTCCACACCACTCTCTTTTCCAGTAACCAGATGCTTCTTCACGAGCATACCAGTTTCCGTGTAACAACCTATCACATTCTACTCTAGGTAAGTTTTCTAGTTTAGAAAGATAATCTGGTTCCATTTCAAGAAGGATAGGGTTATCTTTGCAAGTAGCATTAATAAAGCAAAAGGTTAAAGGTGTAGATTTTGGGTATTTTTCTTCCCAATCTTCTAGGGATTGTTCAAACTCCATACCACCTGATACCTGCCCACAATAAACTAACTTCCCACAACGTTCTTCAATAGGAAAACCCTCTTTGTCTAAGTATTGTGCTTTCTCTAGCCATACTCTTAAGAAAGAATCGTAATCGGGGTTGCAAGTCATTTTAAGGTGAGATTTAAAGTCTTTTTCAGTAGTGTTACGAAGGCGAGATATGATATACATAATCTGTTCTTCTTCAAACTGACAAGCTTCATCTACAAGTGCTTCTGATATCTGCCATCCTTGGATGTTAAATTTATCTTTAACGTGTTCCATGTGTTTCATCATAATCTGAGCTTTAGATGGAAACGTTATTTTACTATCTTTGGATGCTACCTGTAATTTAGGAAATAACTCTGTATACATCTCTTGGGCTGTATCCCACATACCACCAACACCTTTAAGTTGGGGAGTAGTACGTCTGAAAACAACACCACGAAATGATGGCATGTGTACCCACTTAAGTAAGTCCATAAGACCCATATAAGATTTGCCACTACCAGCAGCACCACCAAAAACGGTGATAGTTGCATTAGAGTTTACATACATTTCCTGCTTTAGTGATGCAGGGCCATATTGCTTCTTAGCCATTGTGCCTCCACATCAACTATGTATTTAATATACCATGCTTTTTAAAAAAGTCAAGCATTATTTTTAATTTAATTTTAATCGTGTATAAAATCAGGGATTATCACTAGCCTGTTATCAGCTAAGTCCATTTCAACGTACTTTGTGTACCCTGCAATTTTAATCCCAGCTCCAGTGTAATATTGTGGGGCATCTGTTTCTAAGAACCCTACTCCAAAATCTGCTTCTCTAAACTTGATAGTAAGTTTGTCAGGTTCTGTTCCAGAGGCAGCAACTTTAGTAATACCATCGCCTATGGTAAGTGTGGCTAGAGCCGCTAAGTCTGTATCTGATCTAGAAGCTTTAACCATATAGATTGCTTCAGTAATGTCAGCAATTAATATTCCTCTAGCTGATATAAACTCCCCAATGTCTAAACTGAAGGAGTCGGTAGAATTATCATATCTCCAATCCACTTAATTAATACTCCTTTAGCATTTGATTATTGGTATTGTTGTGTTGTTTTTAAATACGGATATCTCTGATTCTGAGTCTTTTACTGAGATAGTATTATCGTTAATAAGAATAGGAATCTTCTTTTCTTCAGCAATATTAACTGCAATAGTTTCCATTCCTGAGACTTCTATGTTTATTTCAGATAATACGGGGATAGTTATAAACCCCCCTCCAATCCCTTGACTGTTTAGATGTACCCAAGCATCAGCACCAGAAGATGCTGTACTTGTGGATAACAAGGTGTTCCAAGCGTCCATAGTTATGGCCTCGTATATGTCCAGACAGCCTCTGCTACTAAGTCATTACTACTCTGTAAAGGAAGCATAGCGTACCCGCTAGTTGAATCAGGTATTACAGCCCAATTATGAGCTACAGTTGCTATCTTAGTTGTCCCATCATAGGCAATAACATTGCCCACTTGATCGTCACCTGTTCCTGATCTAATAAATACAAGCTGACCAATGTAAACGTCATTTGCCGAACTAGCTAAAAGGTTTAGTGTAATTGTATTAGCAGTGCCAGCTTGTGCCAAACCTTCATTTACATGCTCTCTGCCAACCCATCCAAAAATAACATATTCAGATGTATTATCAGGGTTTACCTTCCAGTTTCTATCTACTGTAGCTAACTTAATAGAACCTTCATATTGTATGATTCCCCTAGATTGACCA